TCGGCTGCGGCCCTCTCGGCTGCGGCCCTCTCGGCTGCGGCCCTCTCGGCTGCGGCCCTCTCGGCTGCGGCCCTCTCGGACAGCAGCAGACCCCCCCCGAAGACCGCCTTGCTGGCCGCCCTCTGGGAGTCGAGCGCGGCCACCCTGCAGCACTCGCCGCGCCGTATGCGCAGCGTGGTGTGGTGGGCGGCCATCCACTGCAGGCGGGCCGCGGTGAGCAGCTCGTCCGGGTACTCGTACTTCGGGTGGGTCACGGACGTGCGGTGGCGCAGCTCGTCGCAGACGCGGCGCACCTCGTCGCCCAGCGCGGGGTCGCTCTCCGCGACGTACTCGGACGGCAGCGAGGTCACGAAGGCCGTGCGCACCATCGCGCCGTTCTCGTACGTGACGTCGGCGTCGCAGACGATGACGTCGCAGCGCTCGTCCCAGCCCGAGAAGGCCGTGAGGGACGGGCAGAAGAGGAAGAAGGGGATGCCGCGCGCCAGGTAGAAGCGCCTTATCCTCACCAGGATGGAGAAGGGCGGGTTGTCCACGACCACGCAGCCGTCCGGGTAGTCGAAGCGCTCGTAGTCGCCGCCGGGGTAGAAGGGGCGCACGAAGCACGAGCGGTCGAGCCCCCAGCGGCGCTCCACGTAGGAATTCACGACCTCCATGACCTCGGGCGGCGTGTAGCAGTCGTCCGTGGTCCTCTTGGGCTTGAACTTCTCGACGAAGCCATCGTAGTCGAGGAAGCTCTGCTTGCTCTGGCTCATCGCGGCCAGTCCATCGGGCTCTCGCGGTTGCGCATCAGCTCGGCCACCTCCGCCTCGGTCAGCTCGTAGGCCCGGTCGCGGTCGTGGGCGTGGCGGCGCGTGCGCGGGAGGCGCACCACGACGCCCCGCACCAGGAGCGCGCGGCGGAAGGCCCACGCCACCGTGGTGTCGTGCCATGCGGCCAGGTCGGCCATCTCCTGCAGGGTCATGAAGCCTCCTACCACGTGACCGGGGACGCGAAGACGAGCGGCCCGGCGTCCTCCGGTATCCAGTCGGCCACCACGAAGGCGTGGACCATCGCCATGAAGGGGTCGGTCTTGCGCCCGTGCGGCTCGATCTTCCCGTACTTGAAGCAGTTGTTCGGCGCGGGCTCCAGCTTCGCGTTGTTGGTCGCCCATCGCATCATCGGCGAGTCGCCCCACGCTATGGCGTGCCTCGCGAAGGCGGAGTCAATGACCGGCTGCACGCGCATCACGTCGCTCGGGCGCGTGAGCCACACCTGCTGGTCGTCGCCCCTGGCGTCCGGGTCCAAGCCGGCGCACTCCACGACCGCGCGGCGCATGAGCGCGAAGCGGTAGGAGTCCATCGAGACGCCCCTGAGGTACGCCCCGAGTGCGCTTGCGGTGCTCGACACCCATCGCGCCACGTCGTGCGGCGACACCTCCGGGGAGTCGACGATGGTGAGCTGCCCTGAGGCGGCCCACTCCCCGAGGGGGGCCTTGACCTCGCCGGCGTCGGCGCTCCTGGTGCACCACCAGGCGTGCGGCACGACCTGCCACTCGCCACCCACGCGGAAGAGCAGGCACGCACCCACCATGTCGGTGGTCTTCGCGTAGTCGATGCCCGCGACGCACGTCGCGCCGCGCAGTGCCCCCTCGTCGACCGGCCGCGACGCCGCGAGCAGGTTCTCCCAGCTCGTGACCTGCACGTCTGTCCTCCCCTGCGGGAGGTTGAAGCGCTTCGTGGGCACGGACGCGTGGCGCTGCGGCGACCTGCGCCACTCGCGCACCTCCCGGCGGTACTCCTCCATGAGTGTGGGCGAGCTCAGCAGGCGCGGGCACGCCTTGGGCCACGCGGCCTCGTCGGCCGCCTCGTCCAGCGAGTCGAGGTGGCACACGAATGGCAGCAGGCCATTGTCCGGCTCCCCGTCGTGCAGGATCCCGTGCGCGCGTGCCTTCAGCTCGTCGAGCGGACCGTCGCGGACCATGCCGTCCGTCGTGGTCATGAGGCGGCGCGGGTGGTCCTTCTTGCCGAGGCCGCCCGTGAAGACCTCCATGGAGGCACCGTCCTCGTAGGCGTGGACCTCGTCGAACCACACGCAGCCGGAGCGCATGCCGTCCTTGGAGTTGGAGTTTCCGCTCCAGTACTTGAAGCGGCTCTGCGTCTCGTCGTTCGTCAGCTCGAGCTTGTTCCACGTGAAGCCCTGCGAGAAGAGCGCGCGGTCGCCGTCGAGGATGCGGTAGAGGTCGTCGTAGCCTATGCGGGCCTGCGGCTCGGTGGTCGCGCACACGTCCACGTCGTAGAAGCGTATGCCGTTCGCGGGCGACAGCATGCAGAATGTCAGGTACGCCCCGAATCCGGTCTTGCCGTAGCCGCGCCCCACGTAGAGCAGGAGGTCCGGCCAGCGCGGGAAGTAGCCCTCGCGGAAGGTGCAGAGCCACAGGGCCACGAGGAAGCGCTCGTCGCTCGAGAGCTCGAAGGGGAAGTAGCGCTGGTATCCCATGTAGCGGTCGAGGCGCTCCCGGTCCACCCACAGGCGCTCGGTCGCGAAGGCCTCGCGCACGTGGGCGCAGAGCGCCCGCATGTCCCCGCACGCGGGTACGCGCCCGCCCTCCACGTCGCGCAGCCACCCCGATATCTCGGGTACGGCTATCCGCTTGTGCGTCGAGTACCTGGGGGTCCGCACATCACAGCTCCAGCCTCTCGCCGCCCTGGGCGGCGTCGTCGTCCCTGCGCGCCCTGCCGTGCGACGCCACCGGGTCGTAGCCCATGCGCGTCCGGGCGTACATGTCCATCGCCTTCGAGTTCCCGCCGCACGCGGCCTCGAAAAGCGCCTTGTTGAACATCGCGTGGCCGACCGTCTGGAAGCGCCGCGCGGTGGACTCGAAGTCGCCACCGAAGGCCCTTCGGCACAGCCGGTCGAGGTCGGCGGGCTCGCAGCCGGTCACGGCGCACACCTCGTCCGCGCCGCTTCCGCTCGTGAGCAGCCCGCGCACGTTCTCGACGTCATCGTCGGACCACGCGGCCCTAGAACGGGATGTCGTCATAGAGCGTCCCCGTATCCATCTTTTTCTTCTTCGACTTCCGCTTCTTGCGCTTCTCCGAGCGCTCCTTGGCCTTGGTGCGGCCCTTGCGGCCGCCTCCCCCGCCGTGCCCGCTTCCCGATGCCATGAGACCCTCCTAGTCCGCTATCGCGCCCCACAGGCGGTTGCCCCGCACGGGCTTTGGATATGGTTGGTCGCGGTTGACCGTCGAGTACGCCGCGAAGACGCGGTCCGCGAAGCCCTCCACGAAGGCGTAGAGGCCGTCGTCGCACTCGACGCGCACCTGCTCGACGTTCCTCGAACTCCTGAGGTTCGCGCTGCCGTCCATCACGAGGTGGCGGCCAGCCAGCGTCTCCACGCTCACGATCTTCGTATGTATGGACGCGAAGGCCACGTCGAGGTCGAGCCCCGGCACGTCGAGCCGCTCGTACAGGTACGGCACGAGCTGGCCCGGCCTGTGCTCGTGCCCCCAGGAGTAGACCGACAGGACGATGCGCAGGCGCTCAAGGCGTCCGCCCATCATGTCGACGACGTTCCGCAGCGAGTCGACGTTCTCCTCGCTCATGGAGAGCGTCTGCACCGTCATGAGGCGCGGGGCGACCTTGCGCCGCTCCACCATCGCCTCGAGCACGTCTCCGAAGACGAAGTTGCCCGAGACGAAGGCAAAACGCCCTGTAACCCTCGCTGAGGTCGAGCCCGTCCACGAAGTCGCGGGCGTGCTCGTAGGAGACCTCCCCGAGCACGTTGTCGTAGACCCTCGGCCTGTCGTAGCGCGTGGTCTCGATGCCGTCGTCGGCCCCTCCGCGGCTCACGTCGAAGAGCGAGAAGTCGAGGTCTGCCGCCACGCCCCCGAAGTCGAGGGTTGGCACTGAGAAGTCGGCCAAGGCGTGCCCCCCAATCGGGCGTGAGAAAGAAAAAAGCGCCGAGCCAGTCGGAATCCGGCCCCTGGGCGCCGGTCGGGAGAGTTTTCGACAAAACGGCGTTTTGTCCCCCGGGGGGGATGCCACAAATTGTCGAAAACCCGACAAACCCTGTCGAAAACTCGGAGACTAATGCCGAAAACTCACCACCGCTCCTCCGTGAGCGGCCGTGGCCTCGGGGCCACCCCGAAGCCGCACCTGCCGTGGGCCACGTCGTGCCCGACGTGAGAGAGCGGGATGAGGTTGCGGATCACGCGCCCGCCCTCGTCGACGGCCCACTCGCTGAGCGCCCACTCGGGATGCTCCGAGACGCGCATCACGTGGTGCACGCACGTGGCCGGGACGTAGCGCGACGGAGACAGGGACAGCTCGTAGAGGCTCGCCCCGTGCGCCTCGTCGATGCCCCTGCGCCTGAGCGCCAGCCACCGCGCCGAGTCGTAGAGG